CAGTATCACGGCGTTGCTTTTGAAGCGCTGAAAGGGTGATGCTCATGTTGCTGCACCAGGGCTGATGATGTAGTCACGGGCAGGCGTAGCGGCTGCCCCACCTGCATCTAGCGTATAGTCTCTCGCTGGAGCTGCAGCGGCTAAGCCGCCATCAAACACAAGGTCTCCGGTATTGATCGCATAGGTAGTCAGCTCCACCTCAATGCTCCACAGATCACATGATCCATCCGTAACTGCTGGCGCGCCCGCGTATCGCCATGCGTAATCACTCAGCAGCGGAATCGGCGGGCTGGCATAACCATTCCAAACCTCAGCTGATAAATAGAAGATGCCGAACGTGCCATCAACGCTCAGGTAGTGAGCCTTGATTAGATTCAGATCGGATTCGCTGATGTTGTTGAAGCTGAGCCCTAGCGTCTGCCCGATGCGGCGATTGCCTTGCCTGTAGCCGCTGTTGGCACCCGATAGCGCCACCTGCTGCTGCTGCGGCACATCGCCAGGTATGTAGACACGCGCCGACGGGATGAGGGCAGGGAAAGCCATGATCAGATCGGCACTGTTTCCAGCTCAATGGTCAGGTTGTAGCGACGTGGTGCAGCAATGCCCACATCAAACGGCCCGGTATAACGCCACTGATATGACACGCTGCTAACGGGCGGGCTGGTGTAGCCGCCCCATACCGCAGCCGATACATCAAATGGAATCAGGCTGCCCTGCTGGCCCGCGTAATGATCCAGCAGCTGCTGCGCTTCTGATTCGGTCAAATACTCATAGCCCAGCGTCAGCTGCTGCGCGATGTAGCTGCTGCCCTGCTTAAAACGCACCTCGCCGCCGCTCGTGCCGACATAAATCTGCTGCGGGATATCGCCCAACGTGAGCGACCGGGTGCGCGGTGCTAGCGAGGGGAAGGTGGCCATCACACCACTGTAAAGGTGCCATTGAGCACCTCATCGCTGATCACAGCTTCATCGCTGCCGTTGACTGGGAACTGTGCAGCCTCAATGCTGGTGGTGCCATCAGTCGAATGGTTGATGGCAGTGATTTGATACCACTCCGTTTCGGTGCGATTGTCGCCAGTGCTGGTGATGCGTTGCCGCTGCACTTTGATCACATCCGTGGGCGCAAGCCCTGCGGTGGAAAGCGGCGTGGCAAAGCTGATCGCATGGACGGAATACTTGCGCCGGGCAAGGTAGTGCTTGCCATAGATGATGGCGTGATCGCGGTTGGCGCAGAAGTCGGTCAGATCAAACTGCTCAACCGGCGCATCTAAGCTCACACCGCTGTAACGCACTTGCACGGTCTGCTGTGTGCCGATAGCGTCCGGGTCATTCTTGCGATACAGCATCACCGCGTTCACGTCGGTTTTGTCTGCCGCTGAGACGTAGGTTTTGCTGAACGATCCGGGCAGAATGCTGGCTTCGGTGAAAGTCGCTGCAGGTGTCAGCGCAGTGGCGTCAATCTCTTGGCTGGCATTAAGCGGCAGCAGCGGCGAGAACCGATATTGTCCGCCATTGGATTGGAAAGAAAGCAGGAAGTAAGGTGCTGTCTCGCTCAGAAATTCAACAATGTTCAGCGCCTCTGAAATGACGCCATTGAAGTGCAGGCTGTACTCATCGCAGAATGTGGCGATGTCTTCCAGATTGTCCACATAGATCGGAGCCGCCACATCAGGATCAGTGGCGCTCACACGCTTGTAGATCGTAAACAGGTACATCGCCAGATCCACCAGCTGATTGCTGGCACCTTGCGTATATACGCCACCCACAAGCCCGACGCTGTACAGATCAACCTTGATGCCTTGCTCGTAGTAGACCGAAATCTGACGCGTCGTTGTTGGGTAGCTGCCAGATTCCGGCGGATCGTAAATGTCGCCAACCACCTTCAAGAATGTGATATCTGCAAAGGATGAGTTATCGGCTGTTGGTGTGCTTGTGGGGTCGGCGTATTTGCTGACAACGTATTCTTGCTGCACGCCCTCTAGTGTTCCCGTAGATGCAGGCTGACCGGGATCGTATTGATTATCAACACGGTCTACAGTCCACACAAATGTCACGCTTCCGCTGGTGCCAATACCGGCTAGCTGTGTTGGTGTTAGCGGCGGAATATAGCCCAGCAATGCAATAAAATCTTGAACTACGCCCACTCCTCCACATGCCGGCGCGGTTGGATAAGTAGTTGAAACGTTAAAAGCGTATTCAGTGCCGGAAGGAATGCTAAAATAAGTGTTCCACGCTGTAGTAATATCGGCGCCGGTTACGTTATCAAACATCTGAACAGTTGTAATGATCGCCGAGTTCGTAGTGTCTCCGGTCCCTCTTGCAACCGTGCGATTGCCCCAATAGCTGGTTGCAAAGTAGTCTGCTCTGTCTGTCCATTCGCCTGAAGTGCCTAACACTTCAGTAAGAAAACTATAGGTTTCGTTTCCACAATACAAGCCGCCGCCAAGGATAGGGCATGTGCCAGGAGACGCTGCCAAGGATGCAGCGCTTTCGTAGATGTTGCTGATCGTGATCGTCTGATCAGCAAGAAATGCCATGTTGCGCAGGCCAACCCATACGCGATGCTTGACTGGGCTGCTTACGATCTCGCCTTGGCTAACCGGAAACAAAAAGCTACCCTTAAAGAAATCAGACCCAGCTCGCACAAGCGCAGGCTGTACCCATACGCCGCCGTTATCGCTGACGCGCTTGCCAAACACAATCGGCACAGTTTCGCCAGCTGTAGCAATAGTCTGCTGTGCGCCTAGGTCAGCTTTAGGTGCTTTGCGATTGGCTGGTGCTTTGTCGCGTTGTGCAGCTGACTGATTGGGTGCAGTTTTCTGCTGACTAGCCGCAACCTCACCTTGCTTAACGCGATAGATAATCCAACCCCTGCCACTGCCTGATGGGCGCTTTGCCCATGTTTGGCCGGGGTTTTTCTTCATGTTCTGCTGGATAATCCAGTCAGAAACCTCGTCAGCACCCTGCGGGCCGCGTCCTTGTGCCTCCCAGATATTCATTGCTCACACTCCTTGCAGGCATGGAGCGCCATTGCCAGCACAATAGGCGGCACCACTGAGGTGCATTTCTCAATGCAATCGACGCCAGTCAGCTCGCTGCCGTCTTCTGCAACGTACACGCGGCGGTTGTCTTCAACAAACAGCTTCACGCCTTTATGCGTCGCACCATCAGTGCAGCGCACTTGCAGTTTCATGGCAAGCAGTTGTCTCATCGCCCTGTAAACCTCCCAACTAGGTCAGATGCAACCTTGCGCGTCGGGATCTGTGGTTTGCTTTTGTCGATCACCGGACTGACCGCCCAGCTAACTGACGTGTCATTCACTTCAGCGCCATCAATGCCGCCAATGTAGCGGCTAACCAGCGTGGCGCTAGCAGCATGAAGCTCATCCTTGCCAGCATCTTGCAAATAAAGCGATGCGATCACAAGCCGGCCGGTGCCGATAGCCGTATCAGTCAAATCAATAACGTCACCAGTTGCTGCAATTTCAACCGATAACTCTCCCAAGCTGTTGGCTGATTTCAGCGAAAAACCAGAAAGTACAAATGGGATATAAACAAAATTGCCCTGCACGTCCGAATCGACCACTGACAGATTCTGCGGCACTTGGTAGAAATTCTGCCACCTGCGCGTTGGCGCACGTTTGCCGGTGCTGATGTCGTAGACGCTGGTGCGGTCAGCGTAATACTCAAGAAAGCAAAGGAGATCGTATTGAGCCATTAGGCCATCCCCAGCTGACGGCGGACGCTGCCATCACCAGCAATCAGGCTAAGCGTTTGATTAACACCAGCCTGCACCGCACGGCTGAGATCTTGCGTGGTGACGTAGTTGGTGCCATTCATCTGCGTGACTGGCCCCGTCTGAATGCTGACGCTAGCCGATGCGGGCACTACCACGCCACCTTCAGCAAAGCGCGGGATTGCAGCGGCACCACGCACGCCGGCCATCCAGTTGGCAGCAAATGCGCCGGCCTTGGACTGCGGCACGATGTATTCAGGCTCACCGCCTTCACCCACTAGCGCCATGGTCGGGCCAGTAACCACGCCGCCTTCGGCGAAGCGTGGCAGTTGCACGTTTTGAAGGGTGGGGATTTGCGGCAAGCCAACCCGTGACGCAATGTTGTTGGCACCCTGAATCAAGCGATTGATGGCAGCAACAGCGCCGTTGATACCAGCTTCAATCGTTCCGATCATGCTGTTGATCGCACCTTTAACAATGTTGATTGCAGCAACGAACGGGCTAGAGACAATCTCTTTCATCCTGGCCCATGCGTTTTGAATGAACTCAACCGACTGCTGAAACGCGTTTTGCAGCACGCTAATAAAGTTTTCTTGAATCCATTGCCATGCCTGCTCGAATGGTTGTTTGATGAACTCATAGATGCCCACCCAAGTGCTGACGTACCAGTCCACAACCGTCTGGCCCAACTGAATAACCGGATCAATAAAGTTAGTCTTGTACCATTCCCATGCCTGCATGAAGGGCTGCTTGATGAAATTAAACACAGCCATAAACCCCTCGCCAAACCAGTTGATCAGCTGCCCCATTGCATCAATGACAGGCTGCACAAAGATGCTGTAAAGCGTCTGAGGAATCATGCCGATCTGCCTGAAGAACTCAGACACGGCATTCCATGCGCCCATAAATGCTTCTTTAATCTGATCCCTAAATTGCCACGCAACGGCAATCACGGCACCGATTGCAATGGCGATGCCAACGGGGCCAGTCAACAGCGCAACGATGGGGGCAATGATCGGGGCCAATGCACTAAGCGCGCCAACTACAGCGCCAAGCGGCACCGCGATGGCTGCAATCGGAATCGCAATGGCAGCGAAGCCCGCGGCTAAATCCTGCACAGGCTGCGGCAACGTTCCAAACCATTCAGACGCCTGCTCAATAAATCCGATAAACTTTTCAAAGGTAGGCAGCAGTTTTTCAGTCAGCCCCATTGCAAGCAGGCCCAGTTTTTCCTGCATGTTTTCGATGCGATCATTAAATGCTGCGGCACGATCAGCAAATTCTTGCGTTAGCGCAGTGCTCATATTGCGCACTGCATCGCCGCCGCTGTTCAGCATCGGAATCAGCTCGCTGCCAATCTTGGAGCCAAAGATATCCGCAGCCAGCGCAGCCTTTTCGGGGCCATCTGCCATCTTCTGAAACTTGTCTGCGATATCAAGCATCACCTGATCAGATTCGCGCAGCTTGCCATTGGCATCGGTGATTTTGATGCCGAGCTTTGTGAATGCTTCAGCAGCTGGCCCAGTGCCTTTCGTTGCTGCATCTTGCATATTGTTTGCAAGCGCCTTGAAGCCTTTGCCAACGCCTTCAATGCTGGTATCGCTTAGCTCTGCAATTTTGCGGAACTTATCAAGCATCGGAGCTGCAACACCAGTCC